CATCATGTTTCCGACGAACCGCTTGTCGTAGATGTTGTCGGAATGACGCCCGGTCGCCTGCCGCTCCCGTACGGCATCCGAAAGCCGGATCAGTCCGGAAACCTTCTTCACAGAGAATTCGCGTGCGGCCGCCTGGTCCATGTGGATGACGCGGATGTCGCCCGGGTCGCAGCAGACCTTGTGCCCGACCGTGTTGACGACCAGCCCGTCCGTCTTGCCCGTCCGCGCCGGGCCTGCGAAGGCGGCGCCGCGATATCGACGCGACGTCACCATGTCCATGGGTTCGCGCATGTAGGGCACGACGTCGTTGCGCCACTTCACCACCGCACCGTTGTCGAGCAGGTAGCGGTCGCGCTCCGCCCAGACAGAGACGGTCACGCGCTCGATCGGCGCGATCGAGGGTAGCGCGGCGGCCAGCGCATCGGCCGCCCTCCCATAGGCTGGCGGCCGCCAGCCATGCGGGCGGGGCGGCAGATGGTGCACGGTCACGGATCTACTCCGCCGCCTCGCGTGTGGTCGTCGTCCGATGCCCGTCGTCACGCTTTTGCGCCACATAGGCGCCAAGCGTCCGGTGCAGTTCGGCGATCACGTCGTCCGTCACGACCACCGCCTGTTCGGCCTGTCGCCCGGTGAGCGCCGCGTCGCGCGACAGCCGGTCGGGAAGCCCGGTCAGGGTCGAGCGGATCGTCGACAGGACATGGTCCAGCAATTCCGTCACCTCGGCCAGCGGTACCAGGTCGCCGCGCTCGCGCGCCAGCTTGTTGTAGGACAGCTCGACATCGTAGATGGCCTGCCGTTCCTTGGGGGTGAGCCCCATCTCGCTGTCGCCGACCGTGCCGCCGACCACCTCGAGGCGCAGTTGCCGGATCGAGTGCCGCGCCCGTTCGTCCTGCGCCCGGCGCTCGTCGTCCTTGCCCTTCAGCCAGGCCCAGCACTCGGACAGCTGAAACTGATAGGCCTGCCCGTTCGTTCCCTCGACAAGGACCGGCATCCCGTCCTTGCGATAGCGGTCGATTGTCGGCTCGCTGACGGCAAGCGCCTCGGCAAGCTGCGCCCGATTGACGACAGCATCCTCGATGCCTCGCGGCAAAGGGTATCGCGCCTTGTCCGTCATCGCCGAAACATCAACATCAACAACAACCTGACACCTTCCGGAGCACCACACAGCCCAATGAACCGGGGTCGCGAATTACCCGCGGGCCGGCCAGCCGCTGGAAGGACCCGTCAACGCGCCGTCTGTATCGCTTTGCGCCATGCCCGCGCCATGTTCGCCCGAAGCGTTCGCGTCGCAACGATGCGAGCACTCCGCTCGAAGCCGAGGCGGGGCCGGTACCGAGCCTTGGGTTCGTAGGCGATGAGAAGCTTCAGCCGACCGCCGGCCTTGCGCGGGCGCTGCCATATACCGCCCACCCCGTTCACCTCGCCGGAGAACACATCAGGTCGCGAAAGCAGCCGGCGGATCGCCCCGCGCGACAAGTTGCCGTACTGGTTCAGACGCTGACCCACCGGAACGACCAGGGCCCTGCCGCTCGGCCGCCGCTCGCCCCCGGTCTCTTGCATCATGAGGTAACCGCGCTGGATGTCCTTGTAGCGAACCTCGCCCGCCAGTCGCTGTTTGGTGGCCCGGCGGATCATCAGACCCTTGCGGGTGAAGGGCGTCGGCCTGTCGAGGACCAGCGGCAAGCGGCGCTCCTCGGCGCGCTTCACGTCGGCTAGGGTGTCGTTGATGGCGAGAGAAACGGCGAACGGCACCTGCGCCGCATGGCGCTGCAGCGAGCGTTCGAACGCGTCGAAATTCGCCTCGAGCGTGAACATGCCGCGCCCCTGCCCATTGCCGCCCGCCCACGAAAACGCCCGGTCGGGATTTCTCCCGCCGGGCGCATGTGTTCACTATGCCTGCACTGTGCGTCAAACCTGGACCAGGTGTCAAGCCTGCCTCGCTTCCCGCCACATAGGGTCGCGGGTGAAATCCATGACCTCGGCCGCATCGCTCAGCCCGCTTCGCAGCAGCCGCGAGACGTGATCCATAGTGCGCCGAGAACACGCCCCATTGGTCCTGCCCGCCGGATCGTCCTCCATGTCCATCGCCACGGCCGCGACGCTTTCGCCGAGGCAGCAGACGCGGACCAGCACCGCCCATGTCCGCGCGCCGACATGGCAGCGCACCCGCCACAGCGCGCGTTCGGCCTCGCCGGCGCCGATCAGCAGATCCGGCTCCAGCACCCGGCGCCCGCCATCGACCCGCTCCAGCCGCCAGTCGAGCGCCCGCACCAGAGACCCGCCGGCGGCAAGCTCCCACAGGTCGAGCAGTTCGTCGGCCGCCTTCACCTCGCGCCGTCCGATGGCCCCCTGCGTCAAGAGCCGCCGCACCGTGCCGGACGAGCGCAACAGCGCGTCCCGCTCGCGCCGCACCCTGGCCGAGGCCCGCCCGCTCGCCTTGCGCCCCTCGGTCGCCGCCGGCCGGCGCAGGATGCCGAGCGGATCGCCCTCGCGCGCCACCCTCTCCCGGCGCTCGATCACCGCCCGCCGCCTGTCCGCCCGTTCCGCCTCGCTCATCGCCATCATCACCACCGCCTCATGTTCCGCCTCGCACCGTTCATTCCGCCGCGTCCCTCGCCCCGCCGGGCGGCGCCCTTCCGCGCGCGCCCTCGCCCTCCGCCCCGCCGCCGGCCAGCACCCGCGCCGCGAAGGCCTGCCACCGCGTCCAGTTCTCGCGCCAGCGCAGCGCCGCCAGCCGCGCCGGCTGGCTCAGCCCCTCGTCGTCGCAGCTCGCCCGCCACGTCCGCGCCCGCGCCGTCCAGCCCTCGCGGACGGCGAGATAGTCCTGCATCGTCGGCACCTTGCGCGGCCCGCGCACCGCGTCGGCCAGCTGCGAAACCGTGCCGTCGCGATGCGCCATCGCCAGCACCTCGCGCGCCGTCCCGTGCGCCAGGAACGTCTCGACGACTGACCACGGCAGCAGGTGTCTCGGCCCCTCCGCCGCCGACGCGCGGGGCGGCCTGGGCGCCGGCAGCGCCCGCCACGGCGCATCGGCGAGATAGCGCGAAAGCCGTCCCGGCTTGCGCTTGTCGGCCGCCGCGCGGCGCAGGTAGACCGGGATCCGCTCCACCGCCTGCCGCTTGTCCTCGGCGCAAAGCCCGCTCCACGCCTCGTCGATGGCGGCCCTGCGTTCGGTCACGCCGCCCGGCCAGTCGTTCAGCGCCTGGTGCAGCAGCCGCGTATCCGCCGCCTTGCGGGCGGCAGCCGAGCGGGCCGCCGCGATCTCCCCTTCCCGGCCATCGTCGCCGGCATCGGCCCCACGCTCGGCACCCTCGTCGCCCTGCTCCGGGTCGTCGCTCGGATCGCTGCCCGTCGCTTGTGGCAGGTCTTGTGCCTCTTGCCCCTCGGGCCCATCGGCTTTTTTTTGCCTTTGAGCTTTTTTTTGATCGTTCAAAAATGGGGTCGTTAATGGTGTCAGCCCTGAGTGAACAGGGGGGTGTTCATCCTGGGTGAACGGGGGGGTGTTCACCTGGTGAACAGGGGGTGCCACTACATCTTGTGTCGGGCGCCCCTCGCCCGCACCCTCGCGGACCATATCCTCGGCCCCGTCCGGGTCATCCTCGATGTCGATTTCGGGTGCCGCCAGCACGTCGTCGACATCCATGCGCACCCGGTAGCTCGAGGCCGCCTGCCCGCCGTCTGCGCGCCAGTGGGTGCGCGTTTCCAGATAGCCCCATTCGACCAGCCGCGCGATCGAGCGGTTGACGGTGGGCCGCGACACGTCGATGGCGGCCGCCAGCTTGCGCTGGTTCAGCCGGCACCAGCCGTTGCGGTCCGTGTGGCGGCCGATCAGGCCGAGGATCTGCAGGTCCCGCCCCTGAAAGCGCGGATCGGTCACGGCCGCAGCCGGGATGATCGAATAGCGCGGGCCGGATGGCAGGCCGCGGGAATCGGCAACCGTCATCGCGCGTCGTCTCCCCCGCCGTCCCGCGCCGCGCGCCGTTTCAACTTGGTGACGGCGTAGCTCACGGTCGAATGGTCGCGGTCGAAGGCCCGGCCGATCTCCTCCAGCGTCATGCCCGCCTCGAGATGCGCCCGGCGCCAGATCTCGTGGCGCGCCGCCACCACCCGCGCCGTGCGGCCGCGCCCGCGCACCAGCGCCAGCGGCACGCCGGTTCGCGCCGCCACATCGCGGGCGATCTGCTCCAGCGTCGGAAGACGCGCGCCCGGTCCGTCTCCCTCGCCGGTCCAGGTTTCGCGCAGCAGCCGGCAGCGATAGGCGGCGATCTCCGGCCCGGGCCGCGCCCTCCGGCGCCCGCGCAGCAGCCGCGCCCGCGCCGCCTCCACCAGCGCCGCGCCGATCAGCCGCGCGTCGGCCCGCGAAACCGTCACCTGGCCGCTCATGGCAGCCACCAGCGCAGCAGCACGATCAGGGTTTGCAGCGATGAATGGACGACGATACCGACGACCGCGCCGAAGACGATGGCCTGCGCCACTTCCCGCTCCACCGCCTGCCGATAGGGCCTTGACGCGTCCATGCCGCGCCGCCGCTCCATGAAGCGCAGGCCCTGTTCCATCGTCGCTCCGGCCCGCTCCAGCATCCATGCCATGGCCTCGACGTCTTCCGCCCCGAAACGCACCGTGACCGGCACGCCCGGCGCCTTGCACGCCTCCAGCCTCAATCTGCGCGCCAGATATCGGCACTGGTCGACGTATTTCCGTCCGCCCTCGCTCATGCCGCCGCCCTCGCCACGGCCAGCTCGGGCACGTTGGCGCGCACCAGCGCCTCGGCCAGCGGCGGGCAGACGCTGTTGCCGCACATGCGCCCCTGCGCCGCCTGGCTGAGCGGAATACGCGCCCCGTATTCGTCGACCCCCTCCTCGATCTCGTAGGTGTCCGGGAAGCCCTGCGCCCGGAACCGCTCGCGCGGCGTCAGCATGCGCAACCCGATATCGGTAATCGCGTAGGTCTGGCCGTCGATCTCCACGGTCACCAGCGACGAGCGGTCGCGGGTCGTGTCGGTCGGCATGGGGCGCGCCACGTCCCAGCCCTCGCCATTGCCGTAATAGGTGTCGAGGAAAGCGGCCACGACGCCGGCCTTGCCGGCCCCGCCCGCCGTGATCGTTCCGACAGGTTCGGCGCAGTCCGAACCGACGGATTGGCCGAACTGGCGCGTCACATGCGCCGCGACGATCCCCAGCGGCGCCGCCCCGCCCTCGCGCTTGATGTAGCTGTTCGCCGTCACCGTCGGCGCGGGCGCGTCGAGCGCGGATCCCGTCGCACCACTGTTGAACCGGGTCAGGTGCGCCGCCACGAGCCCGTCATGCGTGCCGCCGGCGGACTGCGTCCGCACGGGATATCCGGCCGAAGCATCGCGCCTGTCGGACCCGCGCAGCGACACCATGTGCGCCGCCACGACGCCCTGCTGCGACACGCCGAACGTGCCGCCCGTCGTCAGGGTCGAGACAGGCTTGCGGACGTCGTGGCCGTCGTTTCCGGTCGAGTGCTGCGCCATGAACGCCGCGACGACGCAACCGTCGGCCTTGGCGGTCTGCGTTCCCAGCGGCTCGTCGCCGCCGCGCGGCGCCGACTGCCCGGCGCGCCCGCCGCAGCCGACGAAGCTCGGCACGATGATTCCGTCCTGGTCCTTCCGACTGGCCGTCACCGTGTGCAGCGGATCGTCGGGATCGCGGTTGCGGCCGCCCTGCTGCGCATAGGTCACCACGAACGGCCGCTTCGCCTCCAGCACGTAGCGCACCACGCCGCGCGCGATGCGCTTGAGCGTCGCTTGCGCCAGCGGGCGCTTGGCGCGGATGCCCCAGCGCGCCTTGATCTCTTCGCTCGTGTCGAAGATCGACGGGCACGGCAGCGACCAGTCGATGATCGACGCCGCCGTGCGCCAGGGCAGCTTGCGGCCCTCGCGCACGTCCTCGCTGTCCGGCGTCCCGTGCGTCGGCTCCGGCCAGACGACAGGCTGCCCGTCCCGCCGCGCGATGACGAACAGCCGCTTGCGGATCGTCGGCGCGCCATAGTCGCAGGCGCGCAGCTCGCGCCATTCCACCTTGTACCCCAGCCGCCGCAGCGCCTTCACCCAGGCATCCCACGTCTGCCCGATGCGAAGCGGGCACGGCCGATAGCCGCCCTTGCCGTCCGGCACGACCGGCCCCCATGTGCGGAACTCCTCGACATTCTCGAGGATGATCACGCGCGGCCGGGCCCGCCTTGCCCACGAAACGACGATCCACGCCAGGTCGCGGATGTTGCGCTTGACCGGCCGTCCGCCCTTCGCCTTGGAGAAGTGCTTGCAGTCGGGCGAAAACCAGGCGAGCCCCACGGGCCGCCGGCCGACAAGGTCCATCGGGTCGACGTGATAGATGTTGCGCGACAGGTGCACGGTCGACGGGTGGTTGGCCCTGTGCAGCGCCAGCGCTTCCGCGTCGTGGTTGATGGCGAAATCCGGCGAGCGCCCGAGCGCCATCTCGATGCCGGTCGAGGCCCCGCCGCCGCCGGCGAAACTGTCGACGATCAGCTCGTAAGGCGGATCGACCGGCCGCGACGCGGGCAGCGCCGGAAAGAGGTCTGTGCGCATCAGGTCTCCCCTCCAAACAGCGGCCCGGCGTCCAGCGGCGCACCCGCGCCCGCCTTCGCCCTGGCGATCTGGCGGCGGCGTTCGTCGGGTCCGGCCATCGCAAGCGCCATGCGGCGGGCAATGTCCGCGCGATACTCGGCCTCGCGCTCGATCAGAACGGCGGAAAACCCCTCGTAAAACGCCGCCTCTCCGGTCGTGCCCGTGCCCGCGAACGGGTCGAGCACCGTTCCGCACGGCGGCGTGACGAGCCGCACCAGGTAGCGCATCAGGTCGACGGGCTTGACGGTCGGGTGACGCGAGCCGATGCGGTCGTCGCTGTCCGCCTTGGCCGAGTAGAAGAAGCGAGCGGCGGACCCGGCATCGCCACGCGGCTGCATTTCCGGTCGCGCCCCGTAGTCGCCGAAAACCGACGTTCCGGCCTTTGGCGCGAAGGTCTCGTCAACGCCGCGCAGGGCGCCCGGCGCTTCCGGAAAGGCCGCAAGCACCTCGTCGCTGCCGTCATGGATCAGGTTGGCCGGCCAGCGGCCGGCATGGGGGTTATGACCATGTTCGTCACCAGTCTGAAACGCTCCCCCAAGCCCCCGCCCGTAAATTGCATTTTCAGTACGAGACAGAGAGCCCGGAACGCGTTTCGAGGTGCCGACGAGACACCCGTGAATATTCACCGCCCCTGTGCCATGCTTCAGGATGTTCGCCGTGCCGTTCGCCTCGCTGAAGGGCTTCTGCCCCATGAACACCGGTTCGATCGCCGGTTTCAGCGACTGTCCGCCATAGCGCCAGCCGTCGTAACCTTCGGCCTTGATCCGCGTCGCCTTGGGGAATCCGGAACCGAACACCCATGCGATCATCGGATGGGCGATGAACCCGGCATCCTCGATGGCAACGCCCATGCGCCAGATGCCGCGCGTCGAGGCGAAGGCAAGCAGGTAGCCGCCGGGCCTGAGCACCCGCAGGCACTGGCGCCAGATCTCCGGACGAAAGGCAATGTCGCCTCCGTCCCATTGCTTGCCCATGAAGCCCGCCGAGGCCCGTTGATACGCCCCGCTCTTGCCCGTTTTGGCCGGCGCCGCACCGTCTTCGCCGAACCGCTTGACGATGCTGGTCAGGTGATAGGGCGGGTCGGTCACAACGCTGTCGACGCTGTTTTCCGGCAATGCGGCCAGCACCTCCAGGCAGTCGCCGGCATGCAGCGTCACGCGGCCGTCGAGGAAGGTTTCTGCCATCAAGCCGCCCTCCCGTCATCGAAGAGGGCCATCTGCCCCGACTGCGCATCGAGCGCATCCGTGCATGCCGGGTTGATCCACAGCACTTCCGTCCGCTCGCGCGCGCCATCGGCCAGCGCCCGGCACTCCACGCGCTGCCAGCCGCGCAAGGCGTCGTCATAGATCGGATGCGGATAGCCGGACAGCACCACGAGGCCCCGCAAGCCGCAGAGGAACGACAGCAGCGCGCGGTGCTCGTCGTCGCACATTTCCACGGCATACATCCGCCACTTGAGATCGTACTTGTTGGATGCCGCGCGGGTGGCGTGGACGTAGGGAGGGTCGAC